AGAGGCATTTAGTGAAGAACTGGGCCAGGATCAAGAATCAAGGTTGAAGTGATACGATAAACAAGTTTTTACAAGTAAGATAAATAAAATAATCCTTGACTAACTCTACCACTGGTGTATACTGGTGGTAGAGTTTTTTATTGGAAAAGGAATCAATAATGGGATACAAGATCGCACATATTGCGGACACACACATCAAGAATCTAAAATATCACTACGAATATAAAAAGGTATTTGAGCAACTTTACGACACTCTTCGTAAAGAGAACGTAGATTACATTGTTCACTGTGGCGACATTGCTCATACAAAGACACAGATCTCCCCGGAGTTCGTTGAGTTGTGTTCAGATTTTTTTAGGAACCTTGCTAATATTGCGCCGACTTATATTCTGCTTGGAAACCACGACGGGAACTTAAAGAACAGTAGCCGACAGGACGCTCTGTCGCCCATTGTAAGCGCTTTAAATCTCCCAAACCTCCACCTACTCAAAGATGCTGGTGAAACAGTTGTAGAGCCCGACCTCGCGCTCAATGTCCTATCTGTATTTGATGAAGACAACTGGGTTGCTCCAAGCGATCCAACACGCATCAATATTGCTTTATATCACGGTGCTATTGGTGGTGTTTCAACAGACGTTGGTTGGGTAATGGATCACGGTGATCACGACATCGGTGTCTTTGCTGGTCACGATTACGCGTTGCTTGGAGATATTCACAAGACAAATCAAATCCTAGATACAGAAGGACGCGTTCGTTACGCAGGAAGCACCGTCCAACAGAACCACGGCGAAACAAACGATAAGGGATTCTTGATTTGGGATATTGAAGATAAGAACACCTTTACTGTTAAGCATCATATTCTACTGAACCCGAAGCCTTTTGTTACTATTGAACTTACACCAAAGGGTCGTATGCCCAAAGGCACCAATATCCCTACCGGTGCTCGCTTACGTCTTGTAAGTAATAATAACTTGCCTCTTGATATAATGCGCAAGGCAGTAGAGGTCGCAAAGTCTCGCTATAAGCCTGAATCAATCTCATTTTTGAATAGAGCAGCCGGCGAAAGAGGCGAGATTAGTCTTGGAAAGAACTTTAAAGTTGAGAACTTACGAGACATCGCTGTTCAGGAAAGACTAATACGAGAGTATTTAGAAGATTATGAACCGACAGAAGAAGTAATCCAGAAAGTATATGAGTTAAATCGCAAGTATAACTCTCACATTGAAGAGAACGAAGACATTGCGAGAAACGTAAACTGGAACATTAATCGCTTTGAATGGGAAAACTTATTCAACTATGGCGAGAGCAACACACTTGACTTTACAAATCTTAACGGTATTGTTGGGATCTTTGGAAAGAACTATTCAGGCAAATCATCTGTTATTGATGGAATGCTTTACACTATGTTCAACACTACCTCCAAGAACGAACGCAAAAACTACAATATTATCAACCAAAACAGAAAGAACTGTAAAGGAACGATTGAGTTGCAGATTGGCGAGAAGGTATATAACATTGAGAGAAAGTCTGAAAAGTATGTAAAGCGCCTTAAAGGTGTTGAGACAAACGAAGCAAGAACATTCTTGGACTTTACACAGGACGAAGATTTAAGTTTAAATGGAACTACTCGTAATGAGACTGATGCGAACATTCGCAAACAGTTTGGAACAATAGAAGACTTTTTACTTACCTCTATGGCGAGTCAGTTGGATTCACTATCTTTTATTAAAGAAGGTTCAACAAAGCGTAAAGAGATTCTTGCGAAGTTCTTAGACTTGGAAATCTTTGAGAAGAAATTTAAGTTAGCAAAAGAAGACTCTTCTGATCTTAAAGCAGTTATGCGCCGAGTTGGTGATGTTGATTATGATAATGATATTGCTCACGCGGAGGTTCGTAGAGACGAAGCCCAAAAGAAGCTTGAAGTAGATAAGGCTACGTGCTCTATGCTTCGCTCTCGTGTTGCTTCCTATGAGGAAGAGCACAAAGATCTTTCGGAACAGATTGATTCTATCCCAGCAGAGCGTCTTAACATAAAAAAGCTTTTAGAAAGAAAAACGCAACTAACAAACAACGTAAAGAATACAAAAGAAAATATCAGCGAACTCAAACAAGAGATTGTTGATTACAACGATAAACTACAATCTTATGATGACTTCTTGACAACAATCAATATCGAAGAGTTGCTTGAAGAAAAGAAGCAGTATGATATTTTCAAGCGCCGCTACGACGATACAATCAACCGCGCTCGTTTAATGGACAACGACTATAAAACAATGTCGAAAAAGCTTGTTTTGCTTGATGAGGTTCCTTGTGGTAGTTCGTATGTATCATCTTGTAAGTTTATCGCAGACGCCCACGGCGCCTCATTGGAACTTCCAACCCTAGAAAAGACTATCATCGAGAAGATCGAAGAGGCAAAAGATTATAAAGAGAAGATTGTAACAGTTGATTCAGCCGCTATGGTTGCTTTGATTGATAGTTATAACGAAACGATTATAGCCAAGAACGACATTGAGATTGAAAAGCGAGACAATAAAGTATCTATTGAAAAGTTGTTCGCCAAAATCAAAACAACAACCAACGATCTTGAAGAGACGAATAACAAGATCTCTTTGTATGAGGATAATAAGGAAGCAATCCAAAACATTGAAAATCTTATATCTTCCAGAGATGATGTTCAGAAGAAGATCGATAAAGTAATAACAGAGGTTTCAGACTTTGAAGAAACATTAAATACTCATAATAGAACGATTGGTTCTTTGGAACAAAAGGTAGAGACTCTTTTGGAAAAGAAGCAAGATCTTCTTAACATTCGTGCCGAGTATGCTGCCTATGATTTGTATATGCGATGTGTACATTCTAATGGTATCGCATATGATATTATTAAAAGGCGCCTTCCTGTGATTAACGAAGAGATAGCAAAGACTATTTCTAACATTGTTGACTTTGAAGTATTTTTTCAAGAGGATGGAAACAAACTAGATGTTCTTATTAAACACCCTAACTACGAAGCCCGACCCATTGAGATGGGATCAGGGGCTGAGAAAACGCTTGCTTCAATGGGCATTCGTTTGGCTCTACTATCAGTGTCTTCGCTACCAAAAGGTAATATATTTATTCTAGATGAGCCAGGAACATCTTTGGATGCTGAAAATATGGAAGGCTTTATACGAATGCTTGACTTAGTTAAGACTTACTTTAAGACAGTTATTCTTATTTCTCACTTGGATTCTCTAAAAGATATCGTTGATATGGAGATTACAATAGATAAGAAAGATGGATACGCGCAGATAAGTCAGTAAAGAAGGAAGGAAAGGAACTAAAAATCTTTTCCTTCCCACTTATACACTTGTTTAAAGTATTGGTCCATAACCTTTTCTTTTTGTTCGTCAGTAGAGGTATACCATACCCAAACAAATAATTGACCGATCCGAGAGATACGACCCATTGTAAGTTTAACATCTTCCTCAATCCAATCTATATGCTTCTCATCAATATCACCAGGGGATATTCCAAGGTCGATCGCGATTGAATAAATCATATACCAGTTCTCTCGTTCGTATGCTTCCTTTGCTTTCATAAATATTTGTTCTTTTCTCTCTACTTCTCTTTGAGAGAACCCGGAAGCAACTAACTTATCCGGATGTGTTTCACTAGCAATCTTGCGATAAAGCTTTTTGATCACACCTGACTTATCATCGTCAGGTGTATCTACCTCGTCTGGATTAAGATAAAACTCTTCGCCTGTCCCAGCGTCCATAAGAACTTCTTTATTCTTAACAATACCGGTCTGATCCTCGTCGGTCTCAGCATCTATTCTTTTCTGCTTTTCTTCTTCTGCTTGTTGTAGAAGTTGCTTTGCTCTTTCATCATTTAAAGTGTGAAGATTCCGCGTCCAATACTTTCTTTCGCGCCTAGACATATTATCTATTCTGTCTTGGAATGCTTCATTAAAATCTGCTTTGGCTTCAAATACTAACTCTTCGTGATACTCTAAATCAGCATGTACAAACTCTGCTTTCTTTAACATTTTCTTAAATTTAAGTTGGATACGTTTAGACATAATGATGTTAGGACCTATTTATATATGGAGATGAGACATGACTGAAAAAGCAAGACACATATTAGATAGGGGACTAGACAAGCTAGTGTCCAGAAAGTTATTAGCCTGGGCCACTGCAACAGGACTACTAATGTTCTCAGATCTACAATCAGCAGATTGGGTTATTATCACAACTGTATATATTGGTGGTCAAACTGTTATTGATGCCGTGACGAAACTTAAAGGCTATGACAATAAATAAAATAACACTTCTTTCTAAGAAAGCGTGGGTGCTAGCCAAAAGGTTTTGGTGGGCAATCGTACTTTTAGTTCTTGTTCTCTGTGCTGGGCTTATAAGCATTGCTATGAGAAACGGAGCACTCTTTAAAAGAGCAATGGATTTGTTTGATGCTAAAAGAGACCAGCACGATCAAGAAATGGAAACACTTTCTCACATTCACAACACAGAAGTTGTTGAGAAGAACCTTCGTTTAGAGGGTCACTTAAAAGAAAAAGAGAACTTGAAAAAAGCTTTTGAGGAAGACTCTGACCGCTTAGACAAAGTAAAAGAAGCCAAACTTAAAAAACTAGTAGATGAAAGCTATAATGATCCAGAGAAGTTGGCTAAACAAATAGCCAACACTTTTGGATTAGAAGATGGCTAAAAAAATACTGTTCCTTTGTTTGTTCTTTTCGTTAATATTCCCGAGCACAGCGATTGCCGAAGAAAATATAGTCACATCTGTTAAGAAAGGTGATACGATACCTTTTGATGGTATTCTATTATCTTTGGATGCGGCAGCAAAAGTATTGAACGACAAGAGATTCTCGGACACTGAATATGATTTACGTTTGGAATACGAACTAAATCTCCAGAAAGAAAACTACGAACTTCAACTTGACTTTAAAGAGATAGAGATTACATCTTGGAAAGACAAGTATGAATCAATGATGATTCTTAAGACAGCAGAGAACGATCGTCTAACAGATTTGATTATGAAGCAGAAGCCAAGCCAAGGTCCGCTTTTCGTTGCGTTAGGATTTGGTATTGGAACTCTTACATCGTTGGGCATCTTTGCTTTATCTACGGAGATTGTAAAATAATGAGCGTTAAACAAGATTACATAGCAAAACTAGAAAAAGCCATAACACAGAAGTATGGCGAAGAAGCTGCTCACAATCCAAAGCGATTTTGGGATAAGAAAAAAGAAAAAGAGTATATTGAGCAATCACAAGCAGAGCAACAAAAGTTTGCGAAGAATGCTGAATCCCAAGACAAAGTAGAACAAGACGGATTTTTGATAAACAAAAAACTACTTAATAGAGATCATAATAGGACCTGTCCTGTTTGTCGCAGATATTCTTTTCATACAAGAGATGATTTGTATATGAATAAGTTTGAAGCTTGCTTTGGATGTTATGTTCAATACATTGAAGGCGGAAGAGAAGAAAGATGGGCAAGCGGGTGGAGACCCACAGAGGAACAATAAGATGGCATCAGTATACGACATTATAAAAGGAATCAACCAAGCAGCCGCAAACGCTTATGACGGCTCTCACGTTGAGGAGCTTCAAGCAGATGGCCGAGCGCGAACTGCTGGGTTGAGCCGCGAAGATGGCCACTATATTAATGACCGACGCGTCATCGATGGATTTAAAGTGTCTTTTCACGGACCAATCTTAAGAGTCAAGTATCAGGCCGAGACAAGAATCAAAGATGTACAGGATAATGGATTTGAAAACGAGATTATCTCGAAGCTCAAGGACATTGTTAAGTTTCTTAAGAAAGAATATAAGGCCATCACCGGCGAGACAGTTGCTCTTACTCTAGAAGGCGAGCATCAAATTCTAGTTCAAAGAATCTCAAACTATCGCACAGACGTTCAGGCCCAGTGTGATTATAAGATTGGCGGGCTAACTGATGTGGGCGAGGTTAATGGCGGATCTGATAAAGAGCGCACCGACAAAGCAATCAAAGATTTTCTTGCTCTAGGGAGAGACAAAGCCAAAAAGCCTTCAAATGTGAAGATCTAATATGGCTGCGCTTACAAAGCAGGAAATCTTAAAAGAAGTTGTTAAAGCCGGTAAAGACCCGGTTTACTTTACGACAAACTATTGTAGGATTTCTCACCCGCAGAAAGGCTTAATTCCTTTCAAAGCATTTGATTATCAGCAAGAGTTATTAAAAGACTTCCGCGATTATCGTTTTAATATTATTCTAAAAGCCCGTCAGTTGGGCATTTCTACTATTAGTGCTGCGTATGTAGCGTGGCTAATGTTGTTTCACAAAGACAAGAACATTCTTGTTGTCGCGACAAAACTACAAACAGCAACAAACTTAGTTAAAAAAGTAAAAGCGATTATTAAGAATCTGCCGAAGTGGATGCAGATCTCCGACATTATCGTAGACAACAGAACATCGTTCGAACTCTCTAACGGCTCACAGATTAAAGGTTCTTCCACATCTGGTGATGCTGGTCGTTCAGAGGCGCTGTCGCTTCTAATCATTGATGAGGCTGCTCACGTTGAGAAACTAGAAGAGTTGTGGACAGCGTTATACCCCACACTATCTACTGGTGGTCGTTGCATTGCTCTTTCTACTCCAAACGGTGTAGGCAACTGGTTCCACCAAAACTGCGCTGAGGCAGAGGCCGGCGTTAATGATTTCCATATGACGACGCTTATGTGGGATGCTCACCCCGATCGGGATCAGAAATGGTTTGATAAAGAAACCAGAAATATGTCCAAGCGTCAGATCGCGCAGGAGTTACAGTGTAACTTCAACGTTTCTGGTGAGACTGTTATTCACCCGGATGACTTACAATGGTATTTGGATAAAGTCACAGCACCGGAGTATCGCACTGGATTTGATAGAAACTATTGGATCTGGGAGAAATACAATCCAGAGAACCATTATTTGATTGTTGCCGATGTTGCACGGGGAGATGGTAAAGATAATAGTGCTTTCCATATAATAGAACTCGCAACACTTGAACAAGTCGCAGAATATGTCGGCAAATCAACACCAGATGATTTTGCTGATATTCTTTATAATGTAGCAGCCGAATACGGCAACCCTATGTTAGTGATTGAAAATAATAATATTGGCTTTGCTGTCCTTAAAAAGTTGATTGATAAGGAGTATCCTAATCTCTATTACGCAACAAAGAGTGACCATCGATATGTGGACCCGCTAACAGCACAATGGCAATCAAATGTGATACCAGGGTTTACAACTTCTTCGAAGACAAGACCTCTAATAGTTGCGAAAATGGAAGAGTTTATGAGAAATAAACTAATTACGATCAACTCAAATCGCTTGCTTACTGAAATGAAGACATTTATTTGGCATCACGGAAGACCCCAAGCAATGAGAAGTTACAATGATGATTTAGTAATGTCGTTTGCTATTGGGTGCTGGGTAAGAGATACTGTGATTGTAGAAAGCCAAAAGAACGTAGAGTACAGTAAGTCTTTCGTAGCCGCGATTAGCACAGCAAAAACAACTATTTCTACAACGATTCCAGGGATGCAGGGCCACAAGGTGACGAAAGAAACAGAACGCGCTAAACAGGCTATGGAGCAAAACTACCAATATATTGGGTTATTAAAAGGTTAGAATAGAAGATGGCTAAGAACAAGAACAATACAAGGAATCCAGCGTCACCGCTATTCAAACGATTGACTAGAATGCTATCTGGTCCGATCGTTAACTACCGCACACAAGTTGCGCGCCAAGAAAAGAGAGCAGATCTAGATAAGTATCGTTATCGTTTCCGTTCAATGTCCGGACAGGAGTTTAAAAGACACGACTCCAATATGTCCCAGAACTATAACCTTTTCACATCAGCGGCATTTAGAAACCAAAACAGAGCAGAACGATACACAGACTTTGAGCAAATGGAATACATGCCAGAGATTGCTACTGCTTTGGATATATATGCTGATGAGATGACTACATCAAATGAGTATGATCGTCTATTAAACATTGATTGTCTCAATCACGAAATCAAGACTATTCTTGAATCTCTTTTTTACGATGTGCTTAACATTGAGTTCAACTGTTTTGGTTGGGCACGATCAATGTGTAAGTATGGTGACTTCTTTCTTTATATGGATATTGATGAGAAGACAGGCATCACCTCTGTTATTGGTATGCCTAACAACGAAGTAGAACGCCTTGAGGGTATGGACGAGTCAAACCCCAACTATGTCCAGTATCAGTGGAATGGTGCCGGGATGACCTTTGAAAACTGGCAGGTTGCTCACTTCCGCATTCTTGGAAACGATAGATACAACCCATACGGCACATCTGTTTTGGATCCGGCACGGCGCATTTGGCGCCAACTAACACTTCTAGAAGATGCGATGATTGCTTATCGTGTTGTTCGTGCCCCTGAGCGCCGAATCTTCAAGATTGATGTTGGTAACATTCCGCCACAAGATATTCCACAGTATATGGAAAAGGTTAAAACCGAAATGAAGAGAAACTCTCTTGTTAATGCTAACACAGGAAGAGTAGATCTACGTTACAACCCACTATCACTTGAAGAAGATTACTTTATTCCAATGCGTGGTGGTGTCGGCTCTGATATCACATCTCTCGCCGGCGCTGCCAGCTTGAACGATATTGAGGATGTTAAGTATCTTCGTGATAAGTTGTTCGCAGCAATTAAGATTCCGCAATCTTACCTTACCAACCTTGAAGGTGGCGCAGAAGATAAGACAACCCTAGCACAGAAGGATATCCGTTTCGCAAGAACTATTCATAGACTTCAAAGATCTCTTGTTTCAGAGCTAGAGAAGATGGCTATTGTTCACCTTTATACATTAGGCTTTAGAGGCCAAGATCTTTTGGGATTCAAGATTACTCTAAACAACCCGTCACGTTTAGCCGAGTTACAGCAACTCGAATATATGAAGACAAAGTTCGAAACTGCTACATCAGTTCCAGAAGGAACATTCTCAAAGCGTTGGGTCGCATCAAACATTCTTGGAATGTCTGATTCCGAGTTCCTTCGTAACCAGCGTGAGACATTCTATGATCGTAAGTATCAGCAGTCTCTTGAGTCGATCGTTGATGAAGATGCTGAAGCAGAAGCACTTGGAGGAGATCTCGGCGGCGGTGGCGACCTAGGCGATGGCTTGGGTCTAGACGACGATGCCCTAGATTTGGGAGCTGACGACGCCGGAGGAGCCGAAGCCGAAGAGGAAGACGTTCTATTATCAACCCCGGGCCGAAGAGAAGATAATCCAACACGACACGAAGGCGCAGCATATAAAAAAGTTGATGTCGATAAGCGTCGAGGTTCAGCTAACAGACATTCGCAAGGACCAATGAAGCGCGAACTTAAAAGGATGGTGCGAGGCCCAGAAGCCGGCTCAACATCTCGAACAAAGTTCCCGGGCAGAGTCACATCAGCTGACTTGAGAGCAAACATCGGTCTGGAAGAAAAAATTAAACCTATTTATACTAGAGATGAACGGATTCTTTTTGAGAACACAACAAAGGTTCGTTTATTAGTTGATCAAATGGAGAAAAAAGGAGACCGGGAAGATGAAGCATAATAAGAAAAGAAATACCGCTTTTATTTATGAGACTCTTACAAGAGAGTTAACGAAAGCTATCGTAGATAAGAATGCTGAACGAAAGTCAACTGTTCTTTCTATCATTAAAGAAGGGTTCTCTGGTAAGTCTGTATTGATTAGCGAACTTGAACTATACAAAACTTTGCTTGAGACGAGAAACATCAAAGCGAACATTGCCGAGAGAATGCTCCAAGAAACAAAGTTTGCTTATTCCAAGATTGACTCCTCAGAAGTATTCGATGCGCAGTCACGAATGATTTCTGCTATCAATAAAGAACTAGGTAAGGATGTGTGGTCTAACTTTGTTCCAAACTTTAAGTCTCTTGCTTCTGTTAATGCTATCTTTAACACAAAGACCCCAGTGAAAAGCAAGGTTCTTTTTGAGCAGTCAATAGTTGATGCTATGAGCGCAGAGACAACTCTCTCAGAATCAAACAAGTTAGAATCTATAGACAACCTAACTTACAACTCATTTATTAAGAAGTTCAATAGCAAATACACAAATCTTATTAAAGAACAAAAAGATCTTCTTAACCAATACATCACAAGTTTTGCGGACGATGGCTTTGAACTTCGTGTTTATTTAAACGAAGAGCTGGGAAGACTTAAAAGTTTAGTTAAAGCCACAAGCGAAAACACATCCGAGCCTCTTATCTCGCAGAAACTAAACGAAGTATCCGAGTATCTTGAAGAGTTTAGAAAACGCGATTTTACAGACGGTGATTTAAACAAGATTCTTAAAACACAAGAACTTGTACAGGAACTAACTTAAAATGATTAAGATTACAATCGGTGATCCCGAACCACACGCAACAGTTGAACTTAAAGCCCGCCGCGCGCTAGATGGTTCGCTTCTTATAACGGATCACAATAAGATTGATATCGCTGTGATGCCAAAGCAAATGAAAATCACAACCATTCCAAAGACAAACACATCAGAGGATGTATATCCATATCAGGATCGTTTGTTAGAGTTGCTGGCAGATAAAGGAATCATTGACCGGTCATCTATCCAAGGAGGAAATGTATTTAGATCCTTGGAAGCAGTAATCTTTGAAAACGATGATATTAACTCACTTCAAGCCGCAACCTATGTGATTGCAGAGTTCATCAAATATGAGGCAGAGCACGAGAAGATCGCTGACGAGTATGAGAAAGAACTAGAAGATATGTATACTCACCCAACCGATCAAGACTCCACCGAATACGGCGAAGTTCCACAAGGTGCCGAAAAGGGTTCTATGCGTCCTGGCTATTACTACAGTCCGCTACGCAACAGGTATTAGGTTATGTCTGATATGAAACTTATAATGGAGAACTTCCGCGCTTATCAGCTTGATGAAATACTTCCATTCGGTTCCAAGAAGAGAGAAAAGGAGTGGGAACGAATTGCTGCTGGTGGAATCGATCCAGAGATAAAAACGGTTGGAGATTTGTCCAAAGCCATTAGACTTATGCGTGCCACAAATGCTGGTGGAGAAGTTGGAAAACTAGCCGCAGCCACCATAGCAGATGCTCTCCCCGGTCTTGGAAATATTAAAGCAGTTTATGATAATGCTAAGGACGCGTCCAAAATTGTTAAAAATATGTATGGCTTAGGAGATGATGTAAAGACAAATACAAATTTGGATAAGTTAAACATTGATGACAATGTATCAAAGATTGTTGACGATCCAATTGAGATGGCATTTTTAAATTATTTAATAAAAGATTTAATTCCATCATTAGATCCAGAAACTCCTATGGAAAAATTTGATGTTAATAAGGAACTTCAAAATTTCCTTATTAAAAACTTCGATGGCACCACAGTAAAGAAATAGCAGAGGTTTACTTGGAACTATTACATTTTATTCTTGCCGCTTACGGCATGACATTCATTATTGTTCACGGACACATTTTCAATAAAATACGTCCTTCTTGTGCTTCCTGGGGTGGTTTCGGTCGTTTATTTCATTGCTGTTTGTGCATGGGATTTTGGGTTGGAGTGTTTCTCTGGGGCATAAGTCCATATACAGAACTATTTATTTTTGATCTTACACTTGCAGATGCTTTCATTTGTGGGTGTATTAGCGCTGGAACATCGTACTTGTTAAGTATGGTGGTAAATGATTACGGGATCAAGTTGATCCACAAAGGAGGTGAATCATGAAAAAGTGGCAAATCCAGCCTGTGCGCCGCTGCTGTTCCGGCAGTTGAATATATGTGGGGGTGAAAGCCCCCACGTTAAATCTTTTTTTTGAGAGAACAATAATGGCTAAACTACTACGAGAATTTTATGAACTATGCGAAGGCGGTGTCTGTCAGGATCTACTGACGGAATCCGAGAAGCGCTTTGTCCGCGATGGCGGTATGATGCTTACTGGGAAACTTCAAGAAGCAGACGTTCAAAACGGAAACGGACGCGTATATCCTCGCAAGATTATGGAGCGAGAGGTTCAAAAATATAAAGCCCTTGTAGAAGACAACCGTGCCTTGGGAGAACTCGATCACCCAGATTCTTCTATTATCAACCTAGTAAATGTCTCTCATATGATTACAGAAGTTTGGATGGATGGTTCTTCTGTAATGGGTAAATGTAAAGTCCTTAATACACCGTCCGGACAAATCCTCCGTGCCTTGGTGGACTCTGGGGTAAAGATTGGAATATCATCCAGAGGTATGGGTTCCGTTACAGAGAGAATGGGCAAGACGATTGTGGAAGATGATTTCCAGTTGATTTGTTTTGATATTGTTTCAGAGCCATCAACACCTAACGCTTTTATGGGACTCCAAGAAAGCAAACTTGTAAATGAGCAAGTTACCAAAAACAACAAGATTATTAATCTTATGAATGAGATTGTGGGAAAGTAAGTGAAAAAGTCAGAACTAAAAAAGATTCTTAAGCCTCTTGTTCAAGAATGCATTAAAGAATCACTATTGGAAGATGGACTTATCTCTGGTATAATCGCTGAGGTTGTTAAGGGCGTCAGCGCACCACAGCCAATCGTAGAGACTCCACCCAAGGATATAGTGACCGAAAGAATGAAAGCAAACGCTTTTGGTAAGAACCAAAGCAACAAACTACAAGAGCACCGTAGTAAGCTAATGGCGGCTATTGGTGGTAATGCTTACAACGGAGTCGATCTATTTGAAGGAACGACTCCTGCGCCGGCACAGGCTTCCCCAACAGCACAAGCTTCTCCAATGTCTGGACAATCCGCTGGAGATGCTGGGGTAGATATTGGAAGCCTCTTTGGATCCGTAGGGCGCAACTGGAGCGCCCATATGAACGAAATAAAAGAAAGTAAGTAAAATGGCTACAAATGTAAAAGTTGTTAAAAGACGTGGAGAACCAAACGAGAAGTTGATTCGCCGGTTCACACGCAAGTGTAAGAAAGAGAAGATTCTCGAAGAATACAAAGAGAAGACTGGGCATTATGTTAAGCCTTCGGTTATTAAAAGATTAAAGAAGCAACAAGCAATTAGAGAGCATAAAAAGAATATGAGAAAAGAGCAGGAGAAGCTTTCTAGGTAGGAGATTATGTCGGATCCAAAGAATAAATGGACGCAGCCTGATGCGCCACCACCACCAATGTTCTTTGGAAAGAACGAGCGCGATCTTGTAAAGCAAGTCAACGATGAGTTAGCAGAGAGAGTTGTCGGTCAAACGGTCGCTTATTATTCTGTTAGTATGACAGATACAAACTTTAACTCAACGTATGGTGAGGCAATAGATAAAGTTACTCTCCCGCCTGTTCGTGTTTACGCTTACATCATTGTTGATAACGAGCAATCAAACGATAAGTATGGATATGAATACCAATCCAAACTTACAGTCAACTTTCATCGTCGTCGTCTAGTAGAAGATCAAAATCTTTATATTAGAGCAGGCGACTTTATTCAGTATGGCGACTTATATTACGAGATCGTAAAAACCTATAATGATACAAGATATTACTTTGGACAAGTAGAACATAAGTTTCAAGTAAGTGCAGAGTGTGTTCGCGCTCGTAGAGGTCTATTTAGAGTTAAGGAAGCAACTACAAGACCTTAAAGGAGTAACAAGTGAATGTCCGATCCAAAAAATAAGTGGACAAGACCGGGATCCCCTCCCGCTCCTATGTTCTTTGGCGAGAAAGAACGTAACCTTGTAAAGCAAGTCAATGACGAGTTGGCCGAGAGAGTTCTTGGTCAAACAGTCGCTTACTATCCTATAAGTCTTGAAGATTCAAACTTCAACGATATATACGGCGAGGCAAAAGAAAAAGTAACTCTTCCACCAGTTCGCGTCTTTGCGTATGTAGAAGTTACAAATGATCAGACCAACACAAAGTATGGTTATGAATATCAAACAAAACTAACAGTTAACTTCCACAGACGCAGACTTGTAGAGGATCAAAACCTTTATGTTCGCGTTGGAGACTTTGTTCAATACGGTGATGTATTCTACGAGATTGTAAAAACATTCAATGATACTCGCTACTACTTTGGTCAAGTAGAACATAAGTTCCAGATCAGTGCTGAATGTGTTCGTGCTCGCGCTGGAGCATTTAGAGTGCTCCCAGAGGTTGATCGCCCAACACTTAAACAAGAAGAAGAGACAGATATCTCTTCCCCAGCACCAAAACCAGTACCTTATCCTCCATTAACCGCAACTTATATTACGGTTAACGCTGAAACAAAATTGCCCAACGAGCGCGTTCTTACTGCTGGAACAGGAATCTCTATAGCAGATTCGGGCGCTGGTGGTGCTATAACTATTGATTCAACGTTTGGAGCAACTGGCCCAACTGGATCTCTTCAGTTTCAACAGGGCGCTGGGTCATTTACAGGTAGCGCAAACCTTACATTCTTAAGTTCTTCTGGTCGTTTGGGTATCAACACTGATTCACCAACAAACTCTCTAACTATTATTGGAGATTTCTCTGCTTCTTCGGATGCTTATTTTGGTAATGATGTATATATTGCCGGAACGTTGTATGGTGGTTCGCCATTGAAGATCGCCGGTTCAATTCAAATTCACGATACCACTAATGGCGGTGGAGTTGTTGCTAGTTTCGGTGATGTATCGTCAGATGGATCAGTTAAGGTTTCTGCTAGTTGTGGTTTATTTAATGATGTAACGGCATCTTCTTATATATCTGCTAGTTTATATTACGGAGACGGCAGGTATCTCACGAACGTTGCTCGCGCACGAGGTGGTATGGGATATCTCCAATATTATTCCTCTAATGACGGCAAAATATCAGGAAGCTCAAACCTTCAATACCTTACATCAAGCAACACACTTTCTGTAGTTGGTAATGTTAGTGCCTCTTCTAATATATCGTCATCTTACTTTTATGGCGATGGGCGTTATCTTACAAATGTTACAGCATCTGCGATAACAACTGGTGATGGGCCAGTGGGGGCATTACAGTTTAGAGTTGACAATCCGATTACAAATGAAATCAGTGGAACAGCAAATGTTTTATACGATCTAACAAGTAATAGTTTTAAAGTTGATTCCGGTTTATCACATAATAGAGTCTCGGTTTCATCAAGTTACACTGCGTCAGCAGGAAACTATATTCTTGGTATATCGGCGGTCCCATCGAGCATTTTATTTAATGCCGCAGATTTTTCTTCAGGACAAGTTTTAGTTGTAAAAGATGAGTCTGGATTGGCGTCATCCAACGACTCGATCACTCTTAACCCTTCGGGATCGCAAACGATTGACGGAGCCCCAGCTGTCTATGTTGAGTCACCCTATGGATCGGTAATTTTATACACCGATGGGTCCGACTGGTTCATCTACTAAAATAAAATAAAATAAATCTGATTCTATCTCGTCTATGGTGTATATATTCTAGAGACTGATATGGGTATTTTTTTAGATTCTTTCTCCTCCTTAGTGTTACCCTAAATTTTTTTGATTATAGTCTCAGTCATTTAATCTATAGGAGGATTTAAATAATGGCATATAAATTCCAAAGAGGAGAGGCAATTCTCTCCGGTGCTCTCTTACAAGAGGGTAACATTGAAATCGAAGAAGGTTTCAGTTTCTCAATGCATGAGCAGACAATCGTTGATACAAGCCGCAACCTTACAGTTGCAGGTATCTCTGGTTCTGGAAACTTGCAGGCTGGTGGTACAGTTCGCCTCGACGGTGTAGCAGACGCTACAGCAGTCGTAGCTGACGATATGTTCTACATCATGGACGACAGCGACAGTCTAGTAAAGGCTGCAGAAATGTCAGCCGTTCGTGATCTTTTCTTCGGCGCTGTATCCGGTGACGCTACAGTTGCTAACGGTGGTGCTCTCACCATCGCTGCTGACGCTGTTGAAAGCGGAATGCTTAACGATAACGTAATTAGCGGTCAGACCGAATTGGCTCACGCTGATATCGCTGACGCTGATGAGCTTATGATTTCTGATGGTGGCGTCCTCAAGAAGGTTGGACTTGATAGTCTTCAAAACCACTACTTCGCTGCTATTTCAGGTGATGCTACAGTCGCTGACGGTGGTGCTCTAACAATCGCTGCTGATTCTGTTGAAGGCACAATGCTTAACACTAACTCTGCTGATGGTTCAACATTGGAGCTTTCAAGCGACAGTCTTTCTGTTCTTAAGGTTCCAAACGCTCTCTCCCAGGGTGAAGGCGTTACTGCTTTCTCCTTCGATGGTAGCGGAACAGCAACAGTTGGTCTTGCTTCATCTGTAGCAGGCGACGGACTGGGATACTCCAGTGGTGTTATCGCAGTTCAGGTTCACGGTAATGGTGGTATCGAAATTGCTTCCGATTCGCTTCAGTTGAACATTGATGGTATGACTGCACTCGGTGGTGCTTCCATCGCTCAGGCTGATGAGCTAGCATTCTCCGATGATGGAACAGTCAAGAAAGTTACATTCTCTAACTTTGAAGACAGCATCTTTGCTAACGTTAGCGGTCAGGCTGCCCTTGCTGCTGGTGGTGCTCTTTCATTAGATGTTTCTGCTATTACGGCACAGACAGAGATGACTGGTGATGTTGCTGATGCAGACGAGCTTATCATTTCTGATGGTGGTGTTCTTAAGCGTCTTGACTTCAGCGTTCTTCGTGACGCTGTATTCGCTGACGTTTCTGGCGATGCCGCAGTTGCTGATGGTGGCGCTCTAACAATCGCTGCTAACGCTGTTGAGGACTCCATGGTCAACGATAACGTTGCAACTGGTCTTGCAGGCGTCGGTCTTGCAGCTGCTTCAGGTGTAATGAGTCTTGACCTCAGTGAGTTGTCTGATGTAGCAATCGCTTCTGGCGACAAACTAGCAATGCTCGACGCAACTGACTCCAGCACAAAGCTTGAGTCCATTGACGATATCGCGACACTATTCGCAGGCAACGGTCTTTCCGCTGCTTCCGCAGTACTCGCTCTTGACCTCAATGAGCTAACTGGTGAGACACTTGACGTTGCTGCCGACAGCTTCGCTTTCATTGATGCAACTGATAACAGCACAAAGAAGGAAAGCATTGCTGATCTCGTATCCGCAATGGCAGGTGCCGGCCTCACAGCCACATCTGGTGTCCTCAAGGTCACAGGTAACGACGTTCACCTTAAGGCTGACGGTGATACCCTACAGGAAGGTTACAACTACTTTGCTGATATCTCAGCAGACGCAGGCGTAACACTCCCAGCATCCCCAACTGTTGGTGATGTTGTTCACATCAAGGCTGGTAACATTACCGGTGACGATGTGGAAATCACTGTTACAAAGGCTGGTTCTCAGACAATCGATGGCGATGCAGCCATCTACCTAGAGAGCCCATTCGCTGCCGTATCCTTGGTATACGTTGCTTCGGACGCTTGGAGAATCGTCTAGTCTAAGACTAGCTGGTTAATCCTGCTAATAAATTGGGGGTCCTCCGAAAGGGGGGCTCCCTTTTTAGTTTCGAGGAACTATTTAAAAAAGTAGGAGATTTAATTATGGCTGGTGGATGGGCATTCGTAGGGACTGGTAGCAGTGGTGGAACAACCACGCCAGGAGGAAGCGATACAAATATACAATTTAACAATAACGGATCCTTTAGTGGATCTGCTTTATTAACAACAGACGGTTCAGGTTCTTTATCTGCCTCAGTTAATATCTCGGCGTCAGCATTCTATGGTGATGCTTCTAACTTAACAGGTGTCACAGCATCGGCAGTTCAAGTTGCTGACGGACCTGAATATTCTTTACAGTTTAGATTTGATACACCAGTAAGTGGAGATTTAAGTGGCTCAAGTGATCTAACCTGGGATACTGGAACAAAGAATCTTCTTGTTACCGGCAATGTATCAGCTTCTATCAACATATCAGGCTCCGGTTTATATGCTATAGATGCTTATGTTTCCAGCGTCCCAGCAGATAGAGTTTTAGTATCAACAACAGGTGGAAAGGTTACGAGTCATTCTCCCTTTACATTCTCATCTGACGTATTAGCAGCGCCGGACATTTCTGCCTCGGCTAACATCTCGGGTTCAGAAGTATACATAACGGATGCATATGTATCAAGTGTTCCAGTAAATAGAGTTCTAGTATCGACAACAGGCGGGAAGCTCACAAGTCACTCTCCATTCACATTTATATCAGATGTTCTGGCAGTTCCAGATATTTCTGCCTCAGCTAATATATCAGGATCAGAAGTATATGTAACAGACGCATATGTGTCTAGTGTCCCGGCAAACAGAGTTTTAGTATCAACAACTGACGGTAAGGTTACAAGTCACTCTCCATTCACATTCACTTCTGATGTGTTGGCTGTTCCAACTATCACGGCATCTGTTGGAATACAAACAGAAGCATTTGAAGTATCTTCTTCCGATAACGGAAGAATCAGTATAGGTGAGGGATTAAGTTATAACTACGAAGGAACATCGCGAGTAGACATTTTTGAGAATGAGTTTAAACTAAATACTACACAGTTCTACCAAGCAATGTCTCCTGTAAAAACATCAAACTTTGATGTAAGAAACTTCCAAGCATTCCCAGTGAATACCAGCGGCAGTGTTGTTACAGGCACACTACCGGGCCTTACAAGTGACGATGATGTTGGAATAACATTTACTGTTAAAGACTCAGAAGGTTCGGGCTCAACAAATAATGTAGTAATCGCAGCAAGTGGTTCCCAGAAGATAGATAGTGCTTCTCAACTAAAGATTGAAGTTAACTATGGATCAGCAACAGTTTCTGCGATTTCAGGTGCATCAGGTTACTTCTGGTCCATTATGTCTACATCACCTTAGAAAGTATAAAATGGCTTTAGTATTAGAAAACGGAGTATGGAAATTACAAGCTGACGGTACAGGACCGACTTCCACTACTATATGGTCTGTTGATTTTTCTACTGTCTCTGATCATAACTTTATGTCTACTTCAACTCTTTCTCTTGGAGGAGTTACATTTACAGCTGAGAATGCATCTGCTACTTACGCAACACAATTTCAAGTTGATAGTGGAGTACTTAAAATAGAACCAAAGGTCGGAAATATTTACCTCAATGGAACTTATAATGCACCGCAGCTTTCTGCCCAGTGGGCTGATTTAATGGCGTATGGTGCATCGGGCGCTTATAATACTGAAAAGCGTTATGTTTGGAGATGGATATTCTCGTCAGCCGTTACTTTATCGGCTGCGGTGGATCACTTCGGCGGCGGTTTCGGAGGTATTCGTACTGACAGAACAACAATCAATGAAGATTTAGGATTTCAGCTTTCGCAGTACGGATTTTGGCGTTTTCAAAAAGGCGCCTCGCAAGATAAGGCAGTGAACTCAACTTCGACAAGTATTACCGGATCATATAGGTCGCAAGCAATCAGTTACGGGAATGGTAGTTTCGCAGCTTTAGCTAGTCAGTCCACCGAAAAGGATGTTGCCTTTGGGGGTCTGCCTATTTGGACTGGATACACGACGGCAGCTGATACTAATGAGGGCTTTAGAAAACTCACCGCGCCTCCTGATACTCTTGATTTATCGGATTCTGGTGCTCAAGCATATATCGGTGCTTATTGGTCCTCCGGAGGTTCTACGACCATAACCTCTATTGAACGTCTTGAATTACACGAGGTAGGATAGTAAGGGTATAAAATGGCTTTAGTATTAGAAAACGGAATATGGAAACTTCAAGCCGATGGCGGCGGTTCAGCATCAACAGTTATTTGGTCTGTAGATTTTTCTACTGTCTCGGATCACGATTTTATGTCTACTTCAACTCTTTCTCTTGGAGGGGTTACATTTACAGCCGAAAACGCCAACTCCACCCGCGCGACACAGTTTCAGGTTGATAGTGGGGTATTAAAAATAGAGCCGAAGACTAATAGCGGGTATTTTGGCGGGACCTATACGGGACCACAACTATCGGCACAGTGGGCAGACTTGATGGCTTATGGAGCGTCTGGTGCTTTTGATGCTGAAAAGCGATATATTTGGAGATGGGCATATACATCTGTTTTAGCTCAATCACAAAACGGTGGACCAATGGGAGGCATCCGCACAGATAGATCAACAAATAATGAGGATACTAACTTTACTATGGTTAGTAACGGCACTTGGCGAGTTGTTAAGGGCGGAACCTTAGTGGAAGATCTCTCAGTTGGAAGTTCGGGAGTGACGAGCAATATCAAGTCACAAGCTGTAGGATATGGGCACTCTAACTTTTCCGCCATGGCTAGTACGTCCTCAGAAGAAGGAAAAGCTTTTGGAGGTATACCTATTTATGCTGGCGCCTTTTGGTCAGGAAACCCCCAGGAAGATTTTAGGGCAGCCGCTACAACACCTCCCCTAGATCTTACAGGAAGCACAGCACAAGCTTATATAGGAGCTTACTGGTATAATGGAAGTCCAAGCTACATATATTCGTTCGATCGCATCGAACTACATGAGGTAGGTTAATGCATACATTTGAATCCCCACTGGGCCATCGCTCTATCATTTTTGAGGGTGTCGATCCTTTTGAAGCTGTCGCCGCAGGGCCAGGAACGGGAGATGATTTAAACATAAGAGTTTTTATTGGTGGTGATTCTCCATGGTCATTTGATTTGGTTCTTCACTCAAACGACACTGTAACTAAACCAGCAGAAGCAGATGATATTACAGTGACTGTAACACGACCTTAACTTCGGCGGCGCCATTCATAAATCTATTACTTTAAGTCATTTAAGGTTACAAAACACTATTTAATATCGGAGATTATAATGACTACTTACAACTACAAGCCAGGACTAGGCAACGCCGCATCATATCAGGTATCTGGTATACCTTATGTTACGGGAGGTTTAGATTTATCTGCCGGCGATGTTTCTCTGGATTTCCCATCTGTAACAAGTTGGATTGTTGTTAGTGTGGGAGACAGCAACACCTGTAATGTTGGGTTTTCTTTACTTGGTGTTCAAAATGAAAATTATTTAAAGATCACCGGTACTACCGTAAGTCCAAAAATGGAAATTAAAGCAACTCAGTTACATTTGTCGGGAACTTCAGCTGACGTTTCAGTAATGGCTGGTTTAACGTACATTTCTAAAGAAGATATCAACAATATTGCTGTCTCGCCTTCTGGCTCCAACTGGTCTGGTTCTCTTAACTCTAACGTAGGGTAATCTCTACGGTCTGTTCTTAAGAACAAATGGAACTCTACTCAACACAATAACATAATATTTTACTTTTGACGTTAAAAAACACTATTTATTTTTGACGAGTTAAAAGATTTGGAGTTTCTTATATGTCTTCGTTACTAGAAGAGGCGATTGTAGACGCCCGGGCGCTTAAAGAAGCAGCATTGAAAAATGCTGAGAATGTTGTATTAGAAAAGTATTCGGGAGAAGTTAAAAAAGCTCTTGATACTTTACTTGAACAAGATGAGCTTGGTTTGGAGCCTGAAGAGGAAGTTGACGATACCTTAGATGAGTTTGTCGAAGAAGTCCCTTACGCATTCCAGAACGAAGAGTTGGGCGAGGCAGGAGCAGATGAGATCGTAGAGATTGATTTTGATGCTTTAAAGATGCGCCTTGACGATGAAGACGAGATGGTCGAAGAAGAAGATCTTAATGACGCGTTAGGAATGGCTGATGAGATGGCTGGTGGCGAGATGGCACCAGAACTTGAAGCCTCCGCTGAGGAAGATGCCGCTGAACTTGGTGCCGCACCAGTTGAGCCACTCCACGAAGAAGAGGACGACGAAGATGTTCCTCTTTCAGAAGAATTTTTAAGTGAACTAGTAGAGGAACTCGTTGTTGACATGACGCCGCGCCCGCAAGGCTGGTCATCTGTTAACTCCGCTAACAGTAGCGTTGAGCAAGCAAACAACGACGCAATGGCAGCAGCACAGGCTGCTCACCTTGAAGAAGAGGATGAAGAGGAAGAGGAAGAAGAGACAGCACCAGATGTTGTTTCGGACGCCGCCCTTTACGAATCCAAGATTACAGATCTTACAGAGTCTAACAAAGAGCTTCGTGCTCTTATTGTAGAAGCAAAGGATCAGCTTACAAAGCTGAATCTTGAAAACGCCAAGCTTGTTTATCAAAACAAGGCTTTGAATAGCGCCTCCTTGAATGAGCGACAAAAAACACAAGTTGTCGAGGCTGTTCAATCTGCCAATTCTGTTGAAGAAGCGAGTATGATTTTTGAAACAATTCAAAACGCAGTGGGGCCCTCTCCTGATCAGAGAACACGACCACAAACACTTCGTGAAGCAGTTCAGAGACCTACCTCACTTTTGATCAATTCTAAGAGAGACAACAAGGCAACTAAAGATCCAAACATGGGTCGTATGCTGCGTTTAGCAGGTTTAACAAAACATTAAAATAACAAACAGGAGGTTATATTAAAATGTCTATTGTACAGAAACTAACTGAGGGGATCGTCAATCGTGATCTTTCTTCAGAAGGTGCTGCACTCATTAATAAGTGGGAGCAGACCGGTCTTCTTGAGGGTATCTCAGATGACAACAAAAAGAATGGAATGGCACGATTGCTTGAGAATCAGGCAAAAGAGCTACTCCGTGAGTCTTCATCCATGGCGGGTGGAGATGTCGAGGGCTTTGCAGCTGTTGCATTCCCACTAGTACGCCGAGTATTCGGTTCCTTGATCGCAAACGATCTTGTTAGCGTTCAGCCAATGAGCCTTCCATCAGGTCTCATCTTCTTCCTTGACTTCACCTTCTCCACGGAGATTGGTGCTGCCGCGACTGCTGATAACCCACGTTTGGGTTATGCAACAGATACATCACTTTACGGTGGTGGACGAGTTGGCTCCCAGATCACCGGTGGTGTTGACCTAAGTGGTGTTAACGCTGAAGCTGGGCCATACGCGCTCAACAACGGCTATTCTTCACCAACAGGATCAGTGAGTCTTACTATCTCTTCCTTCGGAAGTGGTGAAGTAGAGGCAGATGGAGCATTCGCCCCAGCTGTTGCGATTGCCGGATACGACAACGCAGCACTGCTTGAGTTTGATGTTGATTTGCCTTCCGGCTCGCAAGTCGCGATCGGTACGATTCTTAAGTCTGCAGTTGGGCCTACCGATCAGTTTAACTTTGATGATTATGTAGCACTGACAATCACAAACCTTGCAGCAAACGGCGGCGCGCAAGTTCGTCGTCTTACGCGCGAAGACCCTGAGGATTCTACTCGACTTCTTTTAGTCGTTAATGGTACTGCATCAGCCGCCACTTTGTTGGCTGAACTTACTGGCACGCACACTGTTGCATTCCCAATCACGGATAACTTTGAGGATGGTGATGCTCTAGGTTCTATACTCGGTAACGATAGCTGGGCACTTGAAGGTTCTGAGGAAATCCCAGAGATCGACATCAAGGTCGATTCCGTGGCTGTCACAGCTGTAACCAAGAAGCTCAAGGCTAAGTGGACCCCAGAGTTAGGACAGGATCTTAACGCTTACCACAACCTTGACGCTGAGGTTGAGCTTACACAGATTCTCTCTGAGCAGATTGCTCTTGAGATTGACCGCGAGATCCTCGAAGACCTCGTTCGTGGTGCAGAGGCTGGTACACGTTACTGGTCCCGAGTCCCAGGTCAGTTCCTTGACCGAGAGACTGGCGAAGTAGGCACAGGCGACTTCACAGGTAACGTAAGTGAGTGGTATGAGACTCTCGTTGAGACAATCAACGATGTTTCAGCTCAGATTCACCGCAAGACTCTACGTGGCGCAGCAAACTTCGTTGTTTGCGGTCCAGAGATTGCTAACATTCTTGAGTTCACCGCTGGCTTCCGTGCTAACGTAACTGCTGACGCTGACCGTGGCGACATCGGTGCTGTTAAGACTGGCTCACTTTCGAAGAAGTTCGACGTTTTGGTCGACCCTTACTTCCCACGTCAGTTGGTTCTCGTTGGTCGAAGAGGCTCTAGCTTCCTAGAGAGTGGATATGTTTACGCACCTTACGTGCCGCTACAGACCACACCAACGATCTTCGGTGTAGAGGACTTCGTACCTCGCAAGGGTGTCATGACCCGATACGCCAAGAAGATGGTTCGTCCAGACATGTATGGCCTCGTCATCTGCCGAGGACTTGTCTAGACTATCATAGTCTGACGTAAAGTCAAAATAATGAAAGCCCTGCCTCTTTTGAGGTGGGGCTTTCTATTTATTAATAGAGTTATTTTAAAGGATCATCGCATATGGCAATTCCAAATCTAAACCCGGCATCAACTTCAAATGCCAACATACTTCCAGTTACCGGAGCAGCAGCCAACGTTTCAACAACTTTGCCTTTTGGTATATACGCTGGTTCCACCGCATTCCTATCAGGCGCCGCAGATCAGGTTGCCTACACTTATAAGAAACTAGGTGGTGATGTATTGGACATTGAATTAGCGGAAGGAAATGTTTACGCTGCTTATGAAGAAGCAGTTTTGGAATATTCATATCTAGTAAACCTATTTCAAACAAAGAACTCTCTTTCATCTCTTTTGGGAGCCACAACAGGTTCATTTGATCAGGACGGTCAAATATCTGGTTCGTTGGCTGGCTCTAATATTGCTCTCCGATATCCAAGATTCGACTATGGATACATTAGAAGAATATCAGAAGGTTTAGCAACGGAAGCCGGCTTCGGTGGAACAACTCCGATCTACTCTGCCTCTGTTCCATCGATCGCAGGCACACAAGATTATGATTTGCAATCTATCATTTCAGCATCTTCTGCAACCGATACTTCATCTTCTTTCTATCAGCAAGTTGAAGATAGGAGATTAACAATTAGAAAGGTTTTTTTCAAGACCCCAAGAGCAATGTGGAGATTCTACGGTTACTATGGCGGCTTCTCGGTTGTCGGTAACATGAGAACATACGGACAATACGCAGATGACTCTACATTTGAGATTGTCCCAACTTGGCAGAACAAACTTCAAGCAATGGCTTATGAAGATGCGCTGTGGACAAGAGTTTCGCATTACTCATACGAGATTCACGATAACAAGTTAAGACTTTTCCCAACACCGGACACAACTTCCCCAAAGAACTTCTGGGTTCAGTTTACTATTAATAACCAGTACGAACCATGGGACAACCAGCCAGGGGTTAATAATGGAGCAGAAGGTGTTAACAACATAAACACGATTCCATTTGAGAATATTCCATTTGAGAACATTAATGCTATTGGTAAGCAATGGATTCGTAGATTTGCTTTGGCTTTAACAAAAGAAATGCTAGGACAGATAAGAGGCAAGTTCTCCTCTGTTCCGATCCCTGGCGAATCCGTTACACTAAACTACTCCGAGCTTCTATCACAAGCAAGAACTGAAATGGATCAATTAAGAGAAGAACTGAAAACCATTCTTGAAGATACTACTTACGATAAGTTGGCTGAGATTGATTCTTCAATGCAGGACTCGACTAAGAAAGTCCTTGAGAACATTCCAGCCGGCATCTTTGTAGGGTAACTGAATGTCTCGTAGCAAGAAAACAGAAAAACAAATAAAAGACAAACGATCCAAACGATTTGATTATGTCGGTGATAAAGAAGTAGCAGGCAAACTTCAAGAGATAGAGTTTATGCCTTCATCTTTGGAAACAATTGATAAGGCAATGCTTCGGTTCATCGATGAAGATCTTAATCTTTTCTCTAATACTAATGATGGATTTAAGAAAGTTCCTGTCCTATGGGTCACAGCAGAACGAGCCTTTCAAATAAAACACAATAAAGATCTAAGAGATAAGGAAGAAACACTAATCCTTCCTTTGATTACGATAAACAGATCTAATGTAACAAAAGAACAGAACTATCGTGGAACTGTGTTTGCTAACCTTTATCCTGTTGATGATGCTAAGGGCGGAACGATTACTATCGCGAGACAAATCAACCAAAAGAAGACAGCAGAGTTTCAAAACGCTTTAGCAAATAGAAAGTATGGCGCAGATAAAGATGTGACCAGCAAAATGCTAAACACGAACAAAAGGAACATGCCTACTGCGAAAGTGGTATATGAAACTATTACAATGCCGATCCCTACATGGGTAAAGGTAATGTATCAGATTTCTATTCGCACTGAATATCAACAGCAAATGAATGAACTTATTCGCCCGTTCATTACAGTTCCTGGCAACTCTAGGACTCCAAAGCGTATCGAAGCCGAGGGTCATTATTATGAAGTCTTTATTGATGGCGGTTTTAGTAATAACTCTAACCAAGCCAACTTAGGAATGGAACAAAGAAACTACGAAACAGACATTAACATTGAAGTTTTAGGTTATCTTATTGGAGAGGGCGAGAACCAAGAAAAGCCTAAGATTGTAAAGCGCGAGAACGCTGTCGATATTAAGCTTGGAAGAGAGAGAACAATAGTAGGAGATATACCTCAAAACTTAAAGGATGGTTTTTACAGAGAATAATTCTCTTCATACTATTTAACACTATTTACTTTGAACATTTTTGTGAAATGTAGGAGATAAGAACGAATGTCAGTTAAGAATTACCGATTTGTATCCCCGGGCGTTTTCGTCAACGAGATTGACAACTCCCAACTTCCGGCTTCACCAGCAGGAATCGGACCAGTTATCATTGGACGTGCTGAAAAGGGACCAGCACTAAGGCCAACCACAGTTAACTCTTTTGAAGAGTTTGTTAACATATTTGGTACGCCAAACCCCGGAAGATCCGGAGACGATGTTTGGCGCCAGGGTGCCAACACAACAGCAACTACCTATGGTATGTATGCTGCTCAAGCTTATCTTCGCAATAGTTCTCCTTTAACTTACATTCGATTGCTTGGTGCTGAGGATGATTCTATTGCTGATGGCGCTGCAGGCGAGGCTGGTTGGGATGCCGGTACCGATGGAGTTGCTTGGGGACTCGTTCTATTCCAAACTGGCGCCACAAACACAGTTTTGACAGGAGCGTTAGGCGCGATTGTTTATGCTCAATCTGGCGTAGAGTTGCAACTTTCTGGTAACATCCTTGAAAATACTGGCACCGGATCGTATAAGAACTCTACTACGG